CCACCGCCCCCCGTGTTGTACTCGGGGAGCCACAAGTCCACGAGGGGACCAGATGGCGCTGCGGGGGTGGAGTCACCGAACGCCCCATTGAGGATGGCAAAGTTCGCAGGCGGGAACCCGCTGTTGTCTTGGATCTGGAGGTCGTACAGGTCGGGGACCCCCGCGAGGTCGAACGCGAAGATTTCCGCGTCGATCGTCCACGGGGTGCCGGGTCCCCCAGGCTGGTCCGCTGCCGTCACGTTGAGGAACAGGGGGAACCCGGGCCCTTGGGGGATCAGGAGCACGGCGATGTCGAGCAGGGCGGGAAGGGTGCCACCGGTTCCGCTGATCACGATGGGCACGGGGGCGGGGTTGGGCCCTGCGAAGGTGTCCGGCACCACAGAGAGCACCGTCCCCGGCGGCGGCGGGGTGAAGTCCTTGACCGCCTCCCACTGGATCACCGTGTACCCGGTGAACGTCCCCGCGGGGTACGTGAGGGCGGGCGCTGGGGCAGCGGCGGTCAGGAAGTCCACGATGGAGTCATCCCCGCCCGCCAGGGTGATCTCCAGGTCCGCGGAGGGGTTGCCGAAGGGAAGGACCACGGAACACCGCCGGCCGCCGCCCGCTTCCGCGGGGGTGATCTCTGGGAGGACCAGGGACATGGGCGGGGGGAAGGGAAACGGGCCGGAGTTGATAAACACCACCCGCTCACCGAGCGCGGGGGACAGTGTGTCCCCAGGCCCTCCCGTGAGGGCGGGGTTGGTGATGGCCTCGGTCCCGCCGCCGCTGCCGCCGATCGCCCCGGCCACGGCCTGGAGGAGGTGAAGCCACTGGTCCAAGTCCTCCCACCACCCGGTATCGTTGGGGTTGCCAGGGTTGGCCCACGCGGCCTCCCAGTTGGCCTCCACGGTCTCGGCGCTTGCGATGTACCGGGTGTTGAACGTGTCCGGGCCGATCGTGATCGGTGCGTTGCGCACCGCCACCGCCACGGTGTCCACCTCCCCGGTGAGCCCCTCGTTCACCTGGAGTTGGATCAGGTACGTCCCCTCGATGTCCGGCTCCAAGGTGGGCTGCGCGGCCACCACGTTGGACAGGACCGCGCTGGAACCGCGGGGAACAGACAGGAGGGTCCACCGCCACCCCCGCACCCCGTTGTCGTCGGCGTTGGACAGCACCACTGGATTGGCGCCGGAGAACAGTGCGATGTCGTCGCGGCTCACGCCGGGAGCACCACGCACGCCACTCTGGGTGATCACGATGTTCGCGGCGGCCACGGCCCTACTCTACAACCGGGGGGACCATGGCGTCGAGTTCGTCGTCCACGGGTTTGCGGCGGGTAGGCTCCTCCCACCCTCCGGCGGCGATCTCCGCGCCGTGCTTGAGCCACATGGCGCCCATGATCCGCCGCAGGTGGGTGGGCACGAACCCCCGGGTGAGCACCTCCACGCACGAGTCCACTTGGGACCCCCCGATGTCCAGGTGGCCGCCGCGGTGCGCGCGGAGGAGCCGTCCGGCGATCCGCTTGACGGTGGCAAGGCGGGGAATCCAGTTCGCCCCGGGGGAGGGGGGCTCAACCATCGGCGCAAGTGTTGAGGGATCCGTCTGCGTGCTGGGAGGTGAGCGTGCTCGGCGGGGGGACAGGGGGGAGGGTGACGGTTCCGGGCACCAGGGCGTTGACGTAGGCCGCCAACTGGCCCACGGCGGTGCCCATGGCGGCCACCCAGGCCCAGAACGCCTGGTCGATGGTGATGTTGCTCTGAACGGGGTCCTTGATCCGCACCACCCCGTCCGCGGGCTTGGGGACCGGGGGGACCACCGTGGTGTCGAGCACCGGGGGGATCACGGTGTTGGTGTTGGGGATGGGGACGTAGTTCACCCCGGGGTCGCCAGGCGCTGCGAACCCCGCGTCGGTCACCTGTGCCCCCGTGGGAGGGGAGGTCCAGTCGGCACCCGCGCCGATGTGCGTGCGTCCTGTGAGGAGGATGTGCTCCCCAGCCAGGGTCTTGAGTTGGAGGCCGCCCCCGCTGTGAATCAGAATGTCGGCCCCGTCCCCCGTCTGGATGGCGAGAAGCTGGCCGTCCGCGGTGCGCAGGAACACGAACATGGGGGCGCTGGGGCCGGTGCTCACCCCCGCCACGCTAGGTGGGAACGGCCACGCCTGGTCGTTGCACCGCCCCACGATCACCGCGTCCCCGCCCCGCCCCTGGGGCGTGGCCACCACCACCCGCTGGCCATAGGAGATGGGGAAGTACAGGCCCCCGGTGTCCACCGCGGACAGATCTAGGCGCGCCACGATCTCGTCGCCGCTGGGGGCCAGGGTCACCTCCACGAGCACGTCCCCGTCCTGCACCCGCACGTACTCGGGGGTGAAGTCCAGGTGGCCCACCGTCCCCATGCTGATGAAGTTCTTGGGCATCCCCCGCATCCCCTCCCGTTGGCGGGACCAGTCGCGGGGCGGCGGCGCTGTGCGGTGCATGGGCATTTACAGATCCTCGATCACCGGCAGGAACACCTCCGCCAACTCCACGGCGGCGGGGAGGAAGTCTACGGACTGGCGGATCAGGGCGTACCGCGCGTCCAGGAAGTTGATGGCTTGGATGTCGAACTTGAACCCGCTGTCGTACTGGAAGTCCACTGCCACCTCCCGCACGTAGAACACGGTCTGGAGGAGGTCGCTCTCCATGGCCAGGGCCAACTGGGCCGCGATCACCGGGTCGAAGTCGTAGGTGGTGATCAGCGCCTCGATCCGCTCCGGGGTGGACAGCTTCCAGAAGTTGCCGGCCTGGGTGACATACGTGTTCTCCACGTTGTCCGGCAGGCTCGGCACGATCACGATCTCCACGGGGTCCCCGGCGCGCAGTTGGAGCATGTCAGGGGTGCCCGTGCCCCGGTTGCTCGGGAACGCGTTGAGGGAGGTGGTGGACACTTTGATCTCCATCTCCTTGCGGCCGAACTGCTCGTACAGGGACTCCGCGATCCGGTCGAGCACCTCCTGGGCGCGGTCGCTGGGGATCCGGTCTTGGAGGACCACGGTCTTGTACTCGGCGCGGTCCCCCGTCCCCAGGGGGTTGGCGCCGGCCTTGGTGGTCAGGGGGAGTTCGGGGAACCTGCTGGTGATGCTCCGCCCGGTCTTGGCCTCGGTGGCGGTGACGGCCACTCCCGTGGGGACGTTCCGGCCGTTGTAGTTGCGCACCACAGACAGGCTGTCCACGTTGTCCCCGTAGGCGAACCGCCGCAGTTCCTGGCCGCTCTCCTTGTAGTAGGTCTTGGGGAGGTCGATCACCAACTCCGCGGGAGGGAGCGCACCCAGGGCGCCCTGGGTTTCAATGGGGGTGCGCATGTAGCAGATCAGCCCCACCCCCACGCACAGGTCCGTGACGAAATCCCAGTAGCTGATCTGCTCTTTGGCGCCGCCGCCCCGCGCCTTCTTGGCGTTGCCCTTGCTGTCAAACCAAGTGGCCCCCTTGAGTTCCCCGATCGTGGGGAGTTCCTCCCCCGTGGCGTTGACCACCTCCAGCCCCCGCATCCCGGGGAGGCCGTACCGCTTGGCCAGGATCGGGAGTGCGTCTGCGGCCGCGGCCTGTGCGGTGGCGGCAGTGAGGTTGGCGGCGATGGCCGACTGCTTGGCGGTGAGGCGGGCGATCTCCGCGGTCACTTCAGCGCTCGGGGGTTGCTGGGCGGACAACTGGGCCAGCTTCTTGGCCACGATCCCCGCCTGGTACGTGAGCCGCCGAACATCCCGGCGCGCATCGATCCGCCCGGCCCGCTGTTCTCGCGCGTCCACGGGGAGGAACTGGGCCTGCTCGTCCCCCACCACCACGGCCTTGATCACCTCATCGATCGGCGTGGACGCGGGGATCCCCGCCAGGCCGTCAATCGGCATCTCGGTGTCGATCAGGATGGCGGTGATGTCCCGCGCCGAGATGGTGATCGTGTCGCCCCCGTCTTGGCTCACCTCCCAGTCGTCAATGAACCCCCGGAAGATCTCGTTGCTGGTCTCCTCCAGCAGGACGATGTCCTCCCCCGCCGGCAGGCCGTAGGTCCCCGTCTCGGGGATCAAGGTCAACTGGCTCTCGCCGCTGATCGGCCCGATCCCGTCCGCGAAGTCCTGGGGGTTCTCAAACGTGCCCGCGTAGATCTGGACCGTGGCCTGGCGGAGAACCCGGGGGTCGATCGGCAGGGCGCCGTAGGGGATGGTGACCCGCGCCTCGTCGGCCTGGCGGTACGAGTTGAGAGTCACTTGCGCGCTGATGGGGATGATCTTCTTGTCCAGGGTGACGAACCCACCCTGGTCCACGGGGTCCCCGTCAAACGTGGGTTGGGGGAGCGGCGGCGGCACCGAGATGTAGTCTTCGAACCGGAGCTGGAGGCGGATCCAGCACTGGGGGTAGAACACGTCCGCCACAGCTACACCCCCTGCGCGCCGTCCAGTGCTGGAATCCTGACGATGGTCCCCCGCGGCGCGATCGACCCCTTGAGGCCGTTGAAGTCCGCGATCAAGGTCCAGTTGTTGGCGGTCCCGTAGAACTGGGTGCTCACGTCCCGCAGGGTCACGTCCTCGGGGGACGTGAACGTGCCCAGGATGTCCGGGCTCTGGAGGTCACCAAGTTGGTCCCGGGTGATCGCGGACTCCACACCCAACTTGGCCGCGTTGAAGGCGATAGCCGCGGCCGCCTCGGCAGCCAGGTTGGCGTCGTTGCTGTTGCCCCCGTCCCGGGTGGCCCCGTAGGCCGCGGGGATGGAACGGATGGTGTCGATCAAGTCCTTGCAGGCCAGGACGATCGACGTGAGTTGCTGCTGGAGGACCCCAAGCAGTTCCGCGGGGGCGAACACCAGGGACACGAACCCGTTGAGGGCGTCGATCAGCCCCGCCACCAACTGGCCGATCTTGGTGATCCGCTGGGACACCAGGGTGAGGTACCCCCGGGCGATGGCCAGGGCGGCGTTGACCGCGTTGAGGAACGCCTGGATCGCCGCCAGGATCGCCGCGAGCAGGCCCGGGGGGTCGAGCTTGGGGCGGATCTTGAGCTTGGGCGCGCTCGCGGTGTCACCGATCCACTTGAACGTGATCTCCCACCGGATGTCCTCCTCCCGGTCGTGGTCCGCTTCGAAGGCCGAGATGAACCCGTACCGCACCATGCTCCCCCACTCCACCCGCAGGAGTTGGCCCCCGCGCTGGAGGAGGAAGATCGCGTCCCGCACCACCCGGGCCCGCTTGGCGTCTCCGGGGATCGGCGTGGCGCCGCCGCTGGCGAACGACTTGCCGCCGAAGTTGGCCGACCCGGGGCGCCCCTCCGTGCTGATCCGGGGGAAGTTGACCAGGGTCACCTTGCTGTCGTCGTTGAAAAGGAACGCGTCCTTCCACATCCCGGTCATGGTGGTGTCGGTCCACGTGGGGCCGAGCACCTGGGCCTGGGCCACGGGGTTGCCGGGGAAATACTTGGTCTCCACCCGCAACTCCGCGCCCCACGGGACGCCGCGGTAGGGGAGGCTCCGGCCGCGGAACACCATGGTCCGCCCCTCCCCCGTCACCTCCTGGATGAATAGGGGGAACGCCTGGGACGGGACGGCGTCGAGCTTGGCCAGGGCCTGGGGGTTGACCTGGACCATGGGCTACACCCCTTGCTCCTCCAGGGCCAGGCTGCTCGTGCGCTTCTCGATCGAGCGGTCCACCGCCCGATAGAACGCGCCGATCACTCGGTCGGGGTCTTGGTTCCGCAGGTCTTGGTGGACCACCATCTTGTGGATGTGGGTGGCGCGGCCGCCACCGCTGGGTGGCTTCTTGCCCCCCGCGCCCCCCATGGTCCCCAGGTCCATGTCCTTGTCTCCCTCCTTGCGCCACGACGCCAGGCCCTCGCGGAGCCCCTTAGTGATCCCCGCATCCGGGTCGGCGCGGGCGTTCTCAAACGCGTTGGCGTACTCGAAGAACTTGGTGGCCTCCTTGGCGTCGTCCTTCATCCCCATCACCGTCTCCTTGCTGGTGCGGTACAGGGAGTTCATCCCGTTCTGGAGGGTCTGGCTCATGTCGTCCAGGCCGATCGCGTCGGCCGCGGCCTTCATGATGCCCACGATCCCCATGATCATGGCGATCATGCCGAGCTTCACCGTCTTGGCGCCCATGATCAGCATCTTCCACACGAAGTAGAACGCGCCGATCACCCGGATGCCCGTGACCATGATCCCCATGAGGAAGTAGATGGCCTTGCCCAGGAAGTCCACCACCCCTTGGAGGAGCCCCGCCGGGCTGCTCGTGCCGAACATAGCGTTGCCCAACGCCACGAGCGCTGCCCATAGGTCATCGATCGCGTAGAACAGGGGCTCAAACGCCAGGGCCCCGGACTTCACCGCGTCCACGATGTCCTGCCAGTGGGCGATGATGTACGCAGCCACGGCGCCACCGATCGCGGCCACACCTGCCAGGGCAAAGCCCAGGACCAGGATCGCCGGAAGCGCCCACAAGGCCGCGGCGCCCATCTGCATGATCACGGGCCAGACCTTCTGGATCCCCTGGATGGCCTTGCCCACGCCCTTGCCCACCATCCCGGCGCCCTTGAGCCCCATGCCGACCCCCACGCTGGCGATCTTGGCCTTGAGCACCATCTTCACCGCGCGTTCGAACCGATCGATGAAGTTGAATAGCTTGGTGAGGTTGTCCTGCCAGTTGTCGGCCCAGTCCTGGATCCACCGCCCCATGGGCTCCACGGCGCGGCTCACGAACATGCCGAGCTTGGACCCCAGGAACGACGCCGCCTCGCGGAGCTTGTTCATGGTCTCCCCCGTGGGGTCGAGCACTCCGCCGGTTTGGGTGAGGCCCTTGAACGTCTCCTTGAGCGCGCCGAACGTGGCGCTGGTCATCTCCTTCTTGAGAATCTGGAGGTCGGACATCATGGTGCTGGACACACCAGCCCACGTGCCGCCGAACGCCTCGGTGGCCACCCCCAACTTCTCGGTGGCGGCGCGCACCAGTTCGAACCGCTTCTCCGGGGACAGGCGGTTGAACTCCTGGGTGAGCTTGGTGCCCAAGGCCATGTTGTCCCCGAAGTAGTCCAGGGACTTGCCCGCCTCCAGGATGGGCTTTTGGAGCACCTTCCACGTTTCGAACTCCGCACCGGCGCCGCCGGTGAGGATCCGGCTCATCTGCGCGCCGGTGGTGGCGAAGTCGCCACCCATGATCATGCCCAGGGCCAGGGACTCCTTGGACAGTTGGAGGATGTCCTCCATGTTGTCCGTCACCGACCGGGCGCCGGGGAGCATGTTGGTGAACATCTGGCTGGCCTGCTCAAAGCTGGCCGGCGACTTGGCGGCGATGGCGAACAGGCGGTTCTGCACCACCTCGCTGATCTGGAGGTTCTTGTTGAAGTCCCCCTGCGCGTGCCCCATGAGCTGGAGGGTGGAGGCCATGCTGTACTGCATCTGCTCCAACTGCGCGTTGAACGCGAACCCCTGTTTGACCATGGCCACCAGGCCCGCTGCGCCGGCGGCTGCGGCGATCGACGCCCCGAGCTTCCCCCACAGCGCCACCGTCTGGAACGTGTTGCCGATCAGGCGGTTGCCGACGTTCTCCACCCCCTGGGACACGCGGACGATCCCGGCCGCCCACTTGTCCAGCTTGGACGCAGCGTTCCGTCCCTTCCGCGCCTCCAAGATCGCGCGGACGTGATACTCGATCCCTTGGGCCATGGGAGCGGGCCTAGCCTACCACGCCCCGGACGCCGCGGAGTTGGGGCGTGTGGGGTCGGGGTTCTCCTTTTCCAGCAGGTCCCCCAGGAGGCGGACTACCCGCACCACCTCGGAGATCGGCCAGTCCTTCATGGTCTCGATGTCCTGGGCCCCGTACCGGGCCGCGGCCACCATGAGCTTCCACGTGTGCTGGATGTTGCGGGACCAGTCCGCCATCACCAGATCGCACCACGTCTGGAAGGACGCGGCGTACCCCTCCAGCGGGTCACGCTGGACGGGGAAGGGGGTCACGGCCACGAGGTGGCCGTTGTCGTATCGGAGCCGCGGCGCGAAGACGTGCTCCACGTCGGGCTCCGGCTTGTCTGGCTCAGACCGCGGGCTTCCCGGCAGCCAGAAAGTTTTCCACGTCGGCCTCCTCGACCGACTGCATCTTCATGAACGCGGCCTCCACCAGCCGGCGGCCCTTGGACCCGATCGCGTCCCACCACTTGGTGAGCTTCTCCCGGTTGTCCCGGGTGGTCCAGCCGCCGATCTTCCAGATCGCCGCGTACAGGAGTTCGCGGCTCAGGATCGACGGGTTGTTGTTGGCCACCTTGGCGGCGTGATCCTGCTGCCGCGGGGTGATCTCGATCATCTTGAAGGTGCGGTCCTCATCCGAGAACCCCTCCGCCGAAAAGGCGATCCCCACCATGCTGGCGGGAAGGGTGTACTCGATGTGCGGGCGGGCCTTGTCGGTGATAAGGCCGCTCGCGGCGCCGCGGTTGGGGATTCCGAGTCCGGGGTCGTTGTCACTCATGGGTGTTCTCCTGGCGGTGCCCACCGTACCCCACGCCGCCGCGGTGGCGCAAGATGGACCCGATGGCACTTGATACAGACGGCGAGCGGGTGGTGGACTCCCTGGACCAGATCATCTGGGAGCGGCACCACGACGGCCAGCAGGTCGTGAGGCAGCCTGCGCCCCCCGTGGTGGTCCAGCAGGCCAACGGGTGGGCCACTGTCCTCCTGACCCTCCAAGACCGGCGCGCTGGGGCGTGGGGACCCAGGCGGTGGGTGATCACCCGGTGGAAGCGAGACCGGGGGGCCTGGAGGCTGTACGACAAGTTCCGCCTGTCCGAGGCTGCCCTCCGGGGGCTGGTGGTCCAGGGCGCAACGGTGCTGGCCGGAGCGCGCAAGGACCCGGACGATGGGACGACGGAAAACAGTCAAGGACCGGAACAAGGACTTGCAGATAGCCCTGCGTAGGCTTGACCCCGACCAGGGCCCCCGGGCCAGGGCCAACGCACGGGAGGCCGTGGTGGACGCCCTGCGGGAACTCCGGGCCACCGTGGACAGGGACTACCCCCACACCCGCAAGCGAAAGCCCAGGGCCAAGCTCCAGCCGGGGCACAAGGAGAACCGCCTACGGTCCCGGGGGTGGGTCCCCGTCCCCCACAATGGCAAGTCGGCCGCCCTGGCGGCGAGCATCGGGATCAAGGGCCAGCCGGATCCTCGGGGGGTGGCGAGCCTCCAGGAGCGAGCCCGGCGGAACAAGGTCAAGGTGCCCACCGCCGCGGAGTGCAAGACCGCCGACGTGTGGGTTCCACGGTGGGTGTCGATCGCGTCCCGGGTGGGGGTGTCCAAGGCCGACGCACTGGCCGCCAAGAAATCCCCGACCAAGCGGCGGTCCCTCCTGGCACAGGCCATGCTCACCGCCGATGACGACGACTTGGGGTTCACCACGCCGTAGCGCGGGTGCTCAAGCTCGCCGCGGGGATACCCAGGCGCCGCTCCACCACCTCCAGGACGGCCTGGCCGTCGATGGGGTCGGTGGCGGTCACGTCGAGCAGGTACCGGGGTGGCAGGCGCCCCGCGGCCTCGTAGGTGTGCAGGATCGCGTGGCCCCCGGGGAACAGGCACGACGCGGACAGGCCCCCCTCGGGGGGCTCCATCCGCGCCACTTGGGGGTCGTAAGCGGTCTGCCCGGGGCCCACCTTGTCGGCCAAGGCGATCAGCAGCGCCTCGGCTCGTTCCGCGTCCACCATGCGCACGGAGTACGCGTGCTCCACCACGGCCTCCACCCGGAACGTGTGCAGGGTGGGCATGGGCCGCCTAGATGATCTTGTAGTTGCTCGCCTTGCCGGCCAGCGTGAACTCGATGAACTCGTTGCGGCCGCCGATGTTGAACGGCAGGTTCTCGAAGTACACGTCGGGGATCACGATCGACGGGAAATCCCCGTTGGGGAACGCGAACGACCCGATGATGTCCACCCGCACCAGGCCGCCCGCGCGGCGCTGGGACCGGGCCACGATGGCGTCGGCCAGTTCCAGGTACGCCTGGCTGTTGGCGTGGCCGGTGAGGTTGACCCGGATCAACTTGAAGACCGAGTCCACCCGGTCGCTCGTCTCCCCCAGGTACCCCTCCTCCAGTAGCTCCTGTTCGAACTCGATCTCGGCGCTCTGGATGGTGTCGATCTGGGTTTGGAGGGCACCGTCCACCGTGATGGCGATCGATACCTCCTGGCCTTTTGCGCGTTGTGCTGCGGGCATGTTTCAGTCTCCTGCGGGTGGGCGGCGCGGCGGCCTTAGCTGCTGATCTCCTCCACGTTGACGGTAGTGCCAACCGTGGTGCGGAACACGATGAAGTCCATGGATGCGAACAGGCGCACCGCGATGGAGATGATCTGGAACCCCTGGCCGCGCTGTTCCTCCGTGGTGTCGTCCACCACGTTGAAGTCCTCGATCCGGGAGGACTCCGGCTGGTTGGCGCTCTGGAGCTGCTCCAGGAATCCGTTGAGGGTGCCCAGGAGGGCCCGCCGGCGCACGGGGGTGTTGAGCTTCTTGACGTACCCCACCCCGATGTCGCTGAACGAGTCGATCAGGAAGTCGCCCATGAAACGGCGCTTGGCGTCCACCAGCGCGGGCTGGGTGGCCGGCTGGACCGAAGTCACGTCGCTCTGGAACACGATCCCCGCCACGCGGTCGGTGCGGGGGGCGATGATCCCGTTGGCCTTGAAGTCGATGTAGTCATCGATCGTGAGGCCGATTCCGCCCTGCTCCTTGTTGTAGGCGTCCTCCAGGCCCAGGGCGTTGAGGGGGCCGTAGTTGGTGTCGCTCAACTGCTGGCCGCGGTTCTCCTCGGGCGGCAGGATGGAACCCACGCTCGCGTAGAACCCGTCCGACCGCGCCTGGATCACCCCGTCGTCGGTGAACCCGGGGCCGCCCAGTTCCCCCTTGGCGGCGATCTCGGGGATGAACGTGATCAGGCCGGGGAAGGCGTAGAACACCCGCTGCTCACGGCCCACGTTGCCCACCCCGACCCCGCTGGCCGCCTTGGCGTCGGCGCGGCTGGTGGCGATCGGGGGAGACACCACGGCCTTGCGGGCTCGGTGGCCCGTGGCCGTGGCCTGGAGGGCGTTGTCCCGGAGCTTCTGCATGATCCGCTCGCTGGTACGCGCCGAGTACATGATGTTGATGTCGTGGGGGACCCCGCTCACGTCGATCGTGGTGTCGATCGCCTCCAGGTACCGCACGTCCATCTGGGCCGCGGTGAGACGAGACAGAGCCGCCGCGTTGGTGACGGAGAACCCATCCAGGAGGGTGTCCACCAACTCCGACAGGTCACCGATGGCGGCCGTGGGGGTGGTGTCGTCGTCCACACCCGGGCGCACCTTGATGTCCAGGGCGCTGCTCTGGTTGGCGGGGACCGTGGTGTCCTCCAGGGTCACCCACAGGGCACCGCTGGTCACGTCCCGCACGCGGGTTCCTGCGGGGATCACGGTCTCCGTGCCCACGTTGGCGAACACGGTGGTCCCCGTGGTGAGCCCCAGGGCCGCAGCGCCGGTGCTCGTTCCGGCGATCAGGATGGACCCGGTGGCCGGGGTGGTGGTGGCGCAGATCCGCAGGTTGCCGTCCGGGTTGGCGTCCACGGCCACGCCCGCCAGGGCGCCCAGGATGGACGCCACCTCGGCCTGGGTCACCAGGAGGAGGTTGGCCACGTTGCCCGTACCCACCCCCAGGGAGAACACCCCCGGGGTGGTGAGGGCAATAGTCATGTCGCCGCCGGCCGGCTCTGCGACCACGGAGGTGGTGAACGGAACGTTCACGTCCCCCTCCACCGTCATATCGGCCACGCCGCTGGTGGCGTAGGTGACACCCGGGACTCCAAGCCCCTGTGCCGCGAGCAGGAGGTTGTCCCGTACCACGGCAGGGGTGTCCAGAGCGCCGGCCACGTAGGTGGCGTCGAAGTCCGTGCTCACCCCGTCGATCACCACCGTGGTGCGCAGGGTGAACGCGCCACCGCCGGTGTTGCTGTTGATCGTGACCGTGTCCAACTGCTGGACCGGAGGGAACGGGAGGCCGAAGGTGGCCACCGCGGTTCCGCCGATCACCTCGATGGTGCCACTGTACCCCTCCACCAGGGAGCGCAGTTCCAGTTCGCCGCCCACTTCGAAGGCCACGTCGGCGGCCAGGACCGCGTTGATCCGGTCCCGCACCTGGAACACGGTCTGATCGGCGGCGGTGAACGTGATCACCCGGGTGGGGCCTCCGTCCACGCTCACCTCCAGGGTCTCGCCCCCCACGAAACCCGTGGGGTACACGCCACCCACGCCGGTGAGGATCCCCTTGGTGCCCAGGAACGTGCCGGTGACCGGCGCTGCGCCGTCCACCGAGATGTCCACGGTGTCGCCGTTGACCAGTTCGAACGGCCCTCGGCCGCCCACCACGCACGCCAGGCGGCTGAAGGACACGGTCCCGGGGGAGTTGTCCACCCGCACCAGGATCAGGCCGCTGAACCGCTTGTTGCGCAGGGCGATGAACCCGTTGCCGTTCCAGAAGTTGTCGGTGTCGGATCCGGCCGACTTGGCGGCCACTGGGAGCTGGTTGGTCTCCCCGTTGTAGGTGTGGCCGAAGCCCCCGAAGGTGGCCTCCAGGTCACTCCCGCCGAACACGCGGAGGGGGGTGTTGACCGGGCCGCGTTCGAACTCCCCGATGACTGCCGTGACGCCCACACCCGCGCCCAGGGGCGCAGCGGGAGGGGGAATGTCGATCGTGTTGACGCTCTCGATGTTCCCGAGGATGTTGAAGCCGGGGAACTGAACGAATACGCGCTTGAATCCTGCCATGGTGGGGTGTCTCCTGCTGGGTCGGGTGGGGCGCCGCCGGCAAGTCTAACCCAGCACGGCGCCGCCTGTCGCGTCAAGTGCTCACGTGGCCTGTACGTCGATCCGCGGCACAAGGAGGGTGGCGGGCGCCTGGACCAGTTTGACCAACTGGATGTCGGCGTCGAAGCGGGCCACCAGGGGCCAGATCTTCTGCCGGGCATCCGTGGGGTTGTCCTGGTAGGCCACGTCTCGCAGTGAGAACCGCGCCACCCGGTCAAAGTATTCGGGGACGGTGACCCGCCGCCCTCCGCGCTCGTCGTCGGGCTCTGCGATGAACGCGTTGATCATCTCCCGGCGCACCGCGGCCCGCTCGTCCTTGTGGGCCACCCAGAACACCACCTGGATCGTGGTGGACACCTCCCCCAGATGGCGGAGGACCGTCCCCTCCCCGTACACCCCCACGGTGTCCTCCAGCAGTTGGCGGCCACTCAGGGGACCCGCCAACTCGATGTCCTGCGCGTCCGGGGCCATCACGGTGGCGCTGGGGACGGGGACTTGGTCGTCCTCCGTGTCCGGCCAGTCCAGGAACACCCGTTCCACCCGCATCTCGTTGGCCTCCACCCGCCGGTCCTCCAGGAGGGCCTTGCGGTCGATCGTGGTGAACGTGAGGCTGGTGAGGATGTCCGCCATGCCCACCTGGAGGGCGGTGAGGTCGTCCACGAACAGGCGGGGGGACAGCCCCTCGTTCTGGCCCGGGGGGATGATCTGGCGGACACCGTCGTGCTCCCCATCCCATGGAACGGTGGTGCCGTCCGCGTTCTCGTGCTGGTGGTGCTGGTCAGTCATGGGGTGAGCTTCTTGAGGGCCTTGCCCAGTTGGCGGTTGATCTCGCGCTTGGCGTACTTCTGGATCCGCGGCATGGTGCGCAGGAGAACGTACCGCCCCTGCGTCCCCCGCTTACCGATGGCCCGCGCCACCATCCAGGCGAACGCCTCCTGGTGCTCAGCCTTTCGGAGGGCGGCCTTGCTTGGCTTCTTGGCCCCCTTGGGCTTCTTGGGGGCTTGGGGTCCGCCCCCGCTCCCCGTGGGACCGTACTTGGCGGCCAGATCTCGCTGGGCCTTGTCGGCCGCCCTTTGACCGGGGGACTTCTTCTTGGCGCTCCCTTTGCGCTTCTTGCCCTGGCCCTTCTTGACCACCTTCCCCTGCTTGTCAAACTTGAACCGCTTGATCTTGACCCACTCCAGGATGGGTTCCAGGGGCGGCATCTTGCCGGGGCGGCGGCCCACCTCCACGAAGATCGAGTGCCGGGCGCTGTTGCCCAGGACGGCGCCGGTCTTGGTCTTCTTGATCTCCCACGCTTGATCGTAGGTCCCATGGGCGATCGGCTTGGGGCTGGTCTGGCGGGTGGTCCGTCGAACCGCGCCCAGGCCGAACTCCGCGGTCTTGACCATGGCGATCCGCACCGCGTTGCCCGTGGCCATGTCCAGCTTGTTGGCCGCGGCCCGCATCCGGCTGGGATGGGGAAGGGTGATCCGCTTGTACGCCATCCATCACGTCCGCAGGGTCCCGCGCCTACGCCTGCGGAGACGCGCGGGCTTGAAGGTGTTGTCCCTGTCCGGGGTGTCCGGTCCCGGCGCGGCAGCCCGGGGGTGATTCTGGGACCCGATCACCATGAAATACTGGAACTGCTCCCCGTCCAGGTAGGGGATGGCGGTGGGGGTGAACCGCCCGGGGTTGATCGGCGGCGTACCTACGCACCGACCGATCTGCTGGACCTCGTAGAAGAACTCCACCCCCGGAGGTGGGTCGGCGCCGTCGATCTTGCCCAGGAGGGTGGCCTGGTCCACTTGGACCGGGGAGATCTCGGACAGGAGGAGGTCCCCTTGGTCCTGCATCCCCGCCTCCGTCAACTCCCAGTCCAGGTCGTTGAACGTGCTCACCTGGACCGGGGTCAACTCCAACTCCCGGTAGATCTTGGTGAACCGCTGGCGGCCGTCTCGCTCCCACCACACCAGGCGCACCCGGTACGGCCGAAGGCCGAGGTCGTGCTGGATCTTGCGGGCCGAGTCCACCGCGTCCTGAAGGCACACCCCCAGGCTGTTGGCGTACTCCTCGTCCGTGATCGGGACGTTGGCCGGTCCTGGGGCGCACACCCCTGGGGCGGGGACCACTGCCCCCGTGACGGGATCAACGATGGCGCCGCACGCCCCGCAGGGCGCGCCCGGGGTGACTGCCCCCGGTGCGCCGCAAGCGGAGCAGCACGACATCATCCGCCTCCGAGGGGCTTGACCAGGATCCGGTACTCGCCGCCCGCCGGGCCGCCCGCGGCTGCGGACACCCGGAAGGCGAACTGGTTCTGCGCTCCACCGATCCCAGGGAGGCGGGCCACGATGGCGGCGGGGAGGGTGAACGACCACGCCGTGAGAGGGGTGGTGGGGTCCTCCACCGCCATGATGTGTGGCGCGCGGTCGTTGTAGTCACCGCTGAACTGGACCACCTCCACCACGTCCACGTCCACGGACACACCCGCGGGGACCTGCACGTTCCCGTGTGCGTCCACTGCCACCACGGCTACAGCGCACCCCTTGGCGGGGCGGCCGGGGAGGTTGGGCACCTGGAAGGCCCGGGAAGGATTCCCGGCCCCGTCCAGGAGGCGGGGGTCCTGGGTGGCAACCCAGTCCGGGTCAGGCGCGAACCCGTCCACCGCGATCTGGCGGGCCACGATCCACTCGTTGTAGCGGGGGGTGTCTCCTGCCAGTCCCATGATCAGTCACGCGTCCCGTCGATCAGGTCCATCACGTCCGCCTTGGTGCGGGCGTCCTGGTAGTCCGCGACCCCGTTGTCCTGGCACCACGCGTCCAGTTCCACCCCCTTCCAGTCCTCGCAGGGGTCCCCCTCCGGGTACGGCCGCGGCGGCGGATCGTCGGTGGCGGGCGCGGGATCGGGCGCGCCCTTGGTGCGGATGATGCAGTTGGTGTTGACGGGCACGGGGTTCTCCTACGATGGGTTGATGACGACGTACTCGCCCCCGACGCGCTGGTGCTTTTTGCTGAACGGGTTTTTGTTGACGCCGAAGATGTCCACGAGGGCGTCGGTCCAGTAGTCGTACTGGTCCTCCAGGGCCTCAAGCTCCTCCGGCCCCCGGAGGATCACCCCGCCCACCGACACCGCCTGGAGGCGCTTCTTGGCGTCCATGATCTGGCGCTCAATGCACTCGCATTGATGGAGCACCTCCCTGAACTTGGGCTCGGCCTCCGGGACGATGTCGTTCATGGCGGCCTCCAGGAGGTACGCGGGATGCCCGGCCGCGGGGAACCCCAGGGCCAGCGCCGCGCCGGCGGCGATGTTGGGGAACCCCAGGTGATACCGGGTCCGTGCGCGTTCTTCCTGGGTGAGTGCCATGGGTTACCCTCCTGCGGCGATTGCCTCGGCTCGTGCAGCGGCCATCCGGGCCTCGGCGCTCTCGATCTGCGCCTTGGCCAACTGTCCCTCGGCCTCGGCGGCCGCGAGCCGAGCGGCGTGCTCGGCCTTGAGCTTGGCGATCTGGGCCGCCTGGTCCTGGGGGATCCCCACCTTGAGTCCGTGGCGCACGTAGTCCACGAGGTGGGGCACGTGGTCCGCGCGGACGATTGCCCCCTTGCGGAACTGGCTGTTGGCGCTCTTGGCCCAGTCCTCCAGGATCTCCAGGCGGGCATAGGGGTTGTCCTGGACCATCCCCGCCAAGGCGTCGGCGTTGAGGGCGCGGAGTTCCGCGGGAGCCGCCACCTCCATGATCTCCAGGCGGGTGCAGTTGGCCGTCACCACGTTGGTGAGGTGCTCCACCTTGCTGGTCAGGGTGGTCACTTGGTCGCGGAGCGCGGCCAGTTCGGTGTCCTTGGCGTCCATGGCGGTTCGGAGTTCTGCCACCTGCTCCTTGAGAGGGGCGGGCTTGCTGGTCTTGGGGTCGTTGGGCATTGGTGTCCTCCTGGCGCGCACAGTCTACCAGGAAAACGAAGCCCCCGGCACGCGGGGCGTGGCGGGGGCTCGGTCTGAAGGAGGGAAGGGCGAGGAGCCTACTGCTCGGTGGAGCCGCCCCCGGCCTTCATGGGACCGGTGGCCGCCGCGTGACCTTGGCCTGGGTGCTTCTCCCCCTTGGGGGCGGTGTTGCTCCCCTTCTGGGGAAGGACGCTGCCCAGGGAAGTGCCCCCCGGCGCGGACGGGCCACACTCGTTGCGGCACAGGCTGTTGGTCTTGTGGACGGGCTGCTTCTTGGGCATCTGCGTGTTCCTCCGGGTTGAACCCTACCACACCCGGTGAGGTGAGAGCCGCGGCGGCGAGGCTTAGGGCCCCGCCTCCTCGGCCATGAGGGCCTTGAAGTTGGGGGGGAGGAGGTTGGCCACCATCTCGCACTCCGTCACCGCGTCGGCGGCGTTGAAGTTGACGGTGGGGATCCCGTTGGCGTCGTAGGCAACCTGCGCCTCGCCGGCCGCGGGAGCGCCAGCCACGATGGTCTTGTCACCGGGGGCGCCACCAGCGGTGACGTTGACCCGGACCACCTCGCCGGCGAACCCGGTCTTGGCGGCGGCGTCACCCAGGGCGCCGGTCGTGTCGGCGGCCACGGCCACGGCGGTCACATTGGCGTCGCGGGCCACGGGGGGAAGGTTGGACTCCAGCGCGGAACGGAGCGCGGGGGCGATGACCCGAAGCTGGTCCAGGTAGTCCGTGGGGGAGTGCTTGTCGATCTGTGCGCTGCGCGGGTTGGCCATGTCTCTGTCTCCTGCGGGAGGGTGGGGGTTCTACCCCCAAAGCCCCGTGCGGCGAACCGCTACGGGGCTGGGGTCGATCAGGGGTTGAGGACTAGTCCTCCGACCCGCTCTCGATCACGATGGCCCGCTTGTACCGGCCGCCGGTCTGGCCGCCGAGCAGGTCCGTGGGGACCCCCCAGTCGCCACTCCAGGACCAGGACTGGGAGACCTGCTGCTGGAGGCGGTCCTGCGGGGCGCGGATGATGTACCGGATCCGCTCGGTGCTGATCTGGATCCCGTTGTTGACCACCGAGAACTGGCCCACCTTGCCCACGTACCCGGCCTCGGTGAGGTAGTCGCTCTCCTCATCGATCCACTTCTCCATGATGGAGCCGCCGCCGGTGATGATCGTGCGGATCACGCCCACGCCCGCGGCGTTGCGGACCTCGCCGTAGTGCTCGGGGCTGGCCAGAGCCGAACCCGCGGACAGGGGGCGGCTCCCCACCAGACCAGCGCCCTGGAGGGGGTCGCTGTTGAACACGTTGGGGCTCTCGTTGTTGGTGAAGAAGATCGCACCCAGGAGGCGCCCGATGGCGAACTCGGCGTAGCGCAGACCGTCCGGCACCCCCTGGTTGAGGCGCTGGAACTCGTTGTCGTTGTAGATCTGCGACTCGGCCACCGGGTCCAGGTGGACGTGGTAGTACCCGTCCGCGTGGGTGGGCACCCGGTTGCGCCGGAGGATGGCAATGGCCTGGCGGATCTCCTTGAGGGAAAGAGCCGACACGGCGGTGAGGCCGTCCACGGTGGCGGCACCACCCACCCGGATGATCCGGGGAGCGTCCACGGCCAGGACGCGAGCGCCTGCCAGGAACGTGGTGGCCGCGGCCAGGGTGAGGGTACCCGGGCCGAAGGGGTTGTTGGGATCGGCGGGGGCGGCCGCGATCACGTTGTGGGTTCCCGCCACGCCGCTGATCCGCACCACCTTGGGGTTGCCGCCGCTGATCGGGACCTCCTGGCCGTTGACGATCGTGGTGGTGAACCCGTTGAGGCTCGCGACCACGAGGGTGGCGGAAGGTGCACCGGCATTGTCGGTCACCGTGTCCCCGCCGGTGTAGGCGCAGAACAGGCGGTTACGGGCCACCCGGTTGAGGCTCTGGCCAGCCTGGAGGCCCAGGGTCTTGGCGTTGCGAGCGAAGATCGGCGCCAGGCTGGTGCGGCTCGACGGCATGTGGGTGTCCATCGAGTCGCCGTACTGCTCGGCGCGGACGCTCCACTGTTCGAACGACGGCTGCTTGGGCGTGGGATCCGTCCCGGGGGTGAGCGGCTTCACGGCCGGGGGCAGCAAGCTGCTCCGGGTGAAGATCTGCGAATCGCCCACGTTGATCTCCCACTTCTCGGGCATGGCTTCCTCGCGGAACAGGAGCTGCGGGAACAGAGCGTCCCGAAACTCGCGCGCCAGGGTGTTGTCCTGCACGATGGGGTCGAGGAAAGCGAGGGGCGGAAGAATGGATCCGAGTCCGGCGGCCATGGTGTGTGTCTCCTTGTGTCAGTCGTTCGCGCGGGGCGGTTGAGTGCCCCTGGGTGGGGCCGCTAGTGGAGGTTGTGTTGCCTCCGCTTGTACTCCTCATACTCTGCGCGGCTCATTTTCATGGTGTCAACCCCCTGGGACGGCTTTTCCCCCGCGGCCGGCGTAGCAGTCGGCTTTGGGGCGCTGGGCGCCGTTGAAGGGGCAGGCACGGGCGCCGGGGGTGCCGGCGTGGGATCGGGCGCGGGGGCGCTGGCGGGGGTCGCGGCGGTTTTCACCAGCCACGGGCTGTCCGCGAGCACCTTCTTGACGGCGGCGCTCATGGACAGGCCGTCGTCGTCGGCGCAGGCCTTGAACGCCTGGTACCGAAGGTACTCCACCGCCTTGGCGTCCTGGAGTTGAGTCCCCTCGCTCACCAGGACGTTGGCCAGGTCTCGTTCCATGGCCGCCTCGGTAGCGGTGGCCTCGGCCTTGGTGGCGCGAGCTTCCAGGTCGGCCTTCTCCGCCTTGAGCCGTTCCACCTCGTCCATCTTGGCCCGTTCGGCCGCCACGCGTGCCGCTTCAGCTTCGGCCTCCCGGGCTTCCTTGGCGGCCTTCTTGGCAGCCTTGGCGATCTCCGCCTGGATCTCCGGGGTCTGGAGCAGTTCGCTCACCGGGGGGGTGCGCGGGGTGGGGGCAGGTGCAGGTTCCGGCGACGGAGCAGGTGGGGTCGCGCTCTCGGGGGCTGGACCAGTGGGGGGAGTAGGGGTGGGTCCCGGCTGGGACTGCGGCGCACCCGGTGCGTGCCCGCTCTCCCCAGCGCCGGGTTCGGTGGCGGGCAGGGGTGCGGGGTTGCTTGGCGTGGCGTGAGTCGGGTTGGTCATGTCGGAGTCCTCCTGGCGGGGGCAAGACTAGCGCTACGGCCGCGCAAAAGGCAAGGGTGTTTGGAGCGCCCTCCCCTACCCGTATGCCTGATCGTGATCCTGGCACGCGGCGTCCAGGGCATCCACCGGGTCGGCGGACTCCCCGTCTGGTAGGCCGTGGCCCACCCCGCAGTATTCCCCGTGCCGGAAAGAACCCACCAACGCCTCCAGTGCCTTGGTGGGCTTGGCGTGCCACCCCAGCGCAACCCGCAGGGCGAACACAGCCCATACCTTCCGGGCTGCACGACGAGTGGACCGGGACTGCTTCCGGTCCCGCGCGATGGACCACGCGATCCTGCACAGACGGCGGTCGGCGGCTCGGCGGTCACGCCAGGTGCTCACTGGCCCGCCCCGTTTTCATCGATCGCGTACACCGACGCGTTGGCGTACTCCCCACCGTAGGGGATGTCGTGCCGCAAATGGATCTTGACCCGTGTGCCGTTGGCTCCCACCAGCAGGCGCGCCGCGGCCTCCTCGTAGGGCCACCGCCAAGTGAACCAGTCCACGGTCATGCCGCGGCTGTTGGCGCCGCCCACCTTGGCCATCAACGGGTAGGCGCGCTGGCTCTCCACGATGAAGTCCCGCACCACCTTGTACTCGTGAATATCCGCGCTCACGTCCAAGTACGCGTCGTCCTGGAGGGGGAGGCCCACCCCGGCCTTGAACTGCTCCACCGTGACCCCCTGGGACGCGGCTGCGGCCGCGTAGAACGGTGCGGCGTCGGCCTCCCGGCTGGCCAAGATCATGGTCCCGGGCAGACCAGTGAGTCCCAGCCCTGCCATGGCAGCCGGTGTGATCCCTATGGCCGCGGCCTCCTGGTCCAACTCCCCGATCGCAGCAGCGGCCGCCGCCAAGATCTGCGGCACGAAACACACCGAGTCCCGCATCACCACGTCCATCGACGCGTTGATCTCCACCGCGAGCAGGTGCAACTGGTGACCGACATCCGGTGTGATGTACCAGGCGCTGGACACCGCGTCGCTCCAGTCGCATGTGACCACCCCTGCCGGTGGGGACTTGAAGGTGATCGTGCCGGTGGCGTAGTCGCAAGTCCAGTCACCCGCGGCGAACGGGTTGGGCCGAGTGGACCCGTCCGGGAGCACGTGGGGGTCGGCCTCGTAGTCCGCCCACCCGAACTCCTCCTCGGGCACCTCCACCCCGTCCACGTACACACGCAGGCGCATGTCCGCCAGGCGACGCTCCTGCGTGATCTTGCCATGGGTTACGTCCACCACCCCGTAGGTGACTCCGGTGATCCGGTACACCCCGCCACCCTGGTCGGCTGGCACGTGTGCGGTGTGGCGCACGCTGTCCGTGTGCCACGTGGTGGGGTCCGTCCAGTTGACGGAGTAGTCCTCGTAACTGGTCCCGTCCCGCGGCCGGACCTCCACCCGTAGCTTACCGTTGACCACGTCCGGCTCGGCCGACACCGCCGGGATCCCAGTGTGGTCGTTGACTACCTGCTGGACAAGGATCCGCTCAGCGGGTGGCACTTCGGCGCGGTAGGTGATCGTCCCCACGTCGTTGGTGCTCCCACCGGACACCCCGTCCAGAGCCTTGGTGACCGCAAGCCCCCGCAGGGCGTCGTCCAACGAGGCGGGGTCCAGTCGGGCGAACTTGGTGTCCGCCGCAATCGAGAACGTGAGCACGGTGCCTTCGGGGTTCCATTCCATGGCCATCAGTCAGCCCTCCACAGGAAGAACCGCGAGCGCAGGCACGAAGCCGTCCCCGCACCAGTCACGCGGCGGAACTGGGACAGGAGGTTGTGGGGACCCACGGCCAGGGCCACGTCCAGGATCTCGGTGTACGTCACCTCCCCCAAGGCCCCCGCGCCGGGGCGGACTGCACCGCCGGCGAAGGGGATACCGTCCAGGCTGATCAGCCCCTCCACCCGGGTTTGGTTGTTGTCGCCCCCCACGGTGATCTGGGCCAGGATCAGAAACTGCCCCGCCTCGGCCACCGTGAAGTCGAAGTCCAGGTGGTCCACGAACGTGGTGCCCGTGGTGAACAGGTCGTCCAGGCGGGAGGCCCGGTGGATCTCCTTGCCGAACACCGCCCCCGGCACCGCCGCCTCGTTGAGGGTAGGCGCGGGGTAGTTGCCGGACAGGGCGCCGCCGGCCGAACCGAACGGAGACGCCGAGATCTCCAACCACGCGCCGCCATCCCACACCTGGGGACGCACGGCGCCGCCGTCGATCAGCCAGAACAGATCGCCTGGCTCGCTGCCCGCGGCGGGCCGCTGGGCGAGGGTGCCGAATCCCCACACCTCGATCTCCGAGAGGATTTCGATGGGCAACCCCGTGGCAGGGTCCGTGTAGATCAGGCGACGGTCGGGCACGACCGCTCCTTATGGCGTGCGCGAGAGGTACTGCGGCTGGTAGATGATGGTCGGCGTGGTGGTGACACCGTCCGCGCCTTGGAGGTAACCCAGGAGGAACCGGGTGGTGCCACTCCCCGTGGGCGGGGTAAGGGTGGCCAACCCCGGAGTGCCACTCACGTACACCGGCCGCCGGTTGTTCGCCCCTGCGGGCGCCACCGCGAACCGAACCGGCACCAGGCAGCCCGGCACGGTGACCACGTCCACGTCGGCGCCGGCGCCTGCCGATCGAAGGGCGATCCCCACGGACAGACCATCCAGTGCCGCCGCGCTCGCGTCGGCCTGCTCCACCTCCCCGGAGGCGTTGAGGGTGAGAACGTCACCCGCGGTCACGGCCGGGGTAGCGGTGAGGCGGACCCCCGCGGTGCCCTGGACGTTGAGGAACGTCCCAGTGACCAACTGCTCGGCGCCGCTGGTGCTGTCCGCGGTGAAGAAGTCCGTACCACCCGCCGACAGAGTGGCCGCGGCGGCCTGTCCGGTGGCCACGTTCATGTCCAGCGTGGTGCTGGTCAGGTCGATCTCGTCGTCGGCCGCCACTAGGACGTTGCCCGTACCCGCGCCGGCGTTGGTGGCCGACAGGGTGAGGTCCGTGGCAGAGCCGCTGTTGCCGGCGACCGTTAGGTTGCTCGACGCGGTGGCGTCCAGGGACAAGGACTGGGCGTCGATCTCCGCGGCGCCGGTGATGTCGGCGTCCAGGGAGGCCCCGTCGATGTCCACCACCGCGTTGGCGTTGAGGACCACATTGCCGCCGGGGGCCTGCACCGTGGCGTTGTTGGCGGTGGCCGACAGGGTGGCACCCGTGGCGCCGGTGAGCCCGAGGGTGGTGCCCGCGTCGATGGTCGTGGCGGCGGTGGAGTCCATGTCCACCGTGGCGCCGTCCAAGTCCAGGGTGGCGCCGCTCGTGATCGCGGCATCGCCCGTGGTGTCCACGTCCAGGGTGGCGCCGTTGATGTCCACGACGGTGTTCGCCGTGATGTCCACCTCGCCCGCCGGGGCGGTGATCTGGGCCTGCCCCGCCGTGGCGGTCATTGTCGCTCCGGTGCCGCCGGTCAGGCCCAGGGTGGTACCCGCGTCCAAGGTGGCCGCCCCGCTCGCGTCCAGGTCCAGGGTGGTCCCGTCGATGTCCACCAAGTCGGCAGCGGACAGGATCACGTCGGAACCCGCGCCCGTGGCCGCCAGGGTGAGGTTGCCGTTGGCCACCGACAGGTTGCTTGCCGCCGTGCCGTCGATCGAGAACCCATTGGCCCCGGTCATCTGCACGTCGAACACCGACACGTCGAAGTCGGCCACCGTGTCCACGTTCAGGCCGCCGGTGGCGGTGATGATGAACGCCTCGGTGCCGCCGATGGTGACCGAGCCGTTCGCCGCGTCGGTGGTGATCGTGTTGCCTGCCTGGTAGTTGGGGTCCAAGCCCGCCGCGCCGCCGCCAAGGGCGGTGAAGGTGAGGGGGGTGCCCGTAGGGCTGGATCCCCCGGCCGCGGACTCCCACACGCCGCTGGCGTTGGCCCGCAGGATCGACACCGTGTCCAGCTTGGTGATCGTGCCCTGCGCCGTGGCGTCGGCCGTGAAGTCCGTCTGCGTGAACCTCTCTTGGGCGGCGGTCACCCCCACGCCGCGGATCTCCAGGGCGGTCCCCACGTGGGACAGCACCTCATACAGCCCGTCGTTGCCGGGATCCGCCGCGCCGCTGATCTGGATGAAGTCCCCCGTCGAGAACGTGTTGCTCCCTGCGGTGGTCACCACGGGGTTGCTAGTGGCTAGCACGCCCGCCACAAACGCGCCGTTCACGGTGTCACTGGTGACGCTCGGCAGGACGTTGACCACCAGGCCGCCAGTCTTGGCCACCGGGTTGGTGTACCCATTGTTGAGGTATGGGTAGCCGTCCTGGATCAGCACGCGCTCCTCGTCGGTGGCCGTGAGGGTGCCGTTGATGGTCAGGTTGGCGTTGATCGTGGTGTCCCGGTTGAGCGTCAAGGGGACGTTCAACTCCAGGGTGTCCGCCGAAGGATCGAGAACCCGCGTGAGGAACGGGTCGGCGGGGTCGAGAATCTGAACTGCGTCTGTGAGGGCGGCCATGGTGTGTCTCCTACGGGCGGCGGCTGATGTACTGGGGCTGATACAGGATCGGCGGCGTGGCGGACAATCCGTCCGCGCCTTGGAGGATACCTACCAAGTACCGCACGCGACCAGCGGAAGAAACGTCCGGCGGCGTAAGGGTCACCTGCCCCGGTGTGTCGTCCAGGAACACTGGTCGCCGCTGGGAAGACGCCGGCGGCGCGGCGGCGAACCTGGCAGGGACCACCTGGGCGTGAACCTCATGGACCAGGACGGCGGCACCTGCCAAGGCACCCACCGCTGCGATTCCCGCGGGCTGCCACAGGCCGCTAGCGAAGGTGGCGTCCGCAGGGCGCACCTGGCCTACCACCGTGTCCAAAGCCACCACGTCCCCCGCGGCGATAGCAACCGCGGCCACCCGGGTGACGGGGGTGAGTCCCCCTCCTCCTGTCCCGGCGCCCCCAGACAGAACCCACTCCCCCCGGGTCTGGTCCCACAGGAGGGTCACGTCCCCGCCAGGAGCCACCAGCACCGTCGCGCCGGCCCCACGGGCGGACCCCGGGGGTAGGGCCACCGCAGCCTGGGTTGGGCTCAGCCGGACGCGCTGGCCGTCGTAGGTCCCGGGCCGCATCACCGGGTTGCCCAGGGTGATGGCCGAGGGGTGGTCCAGGAAGTACACGCTGTCCCCTGCGGGGTTGGGGAGTGGCTCCCCGTCCCTGTCCTCCCCGGGAGCCGGGAGCACGTCACCGTTCCGGGCGCTCACGCTGAACGGGCGTAGACCCTGAAGGGTCTTGGCCTGGGTGGCCTTCCACTCCCCGATCTGGTCCAGGATGGACGGGGCGGTGGTCCGCAGGTCGATCTTGTCCAGCACCAGGCTCATGCGGTCCTCCGGCGAAGGTAGGGGGTGACGGTGATCCCCCCGATGGCCGATGCCGCCACCGAGATAGCCACCCCGCTGGGGGCGGGCACCAGGAGGGCCCCGTTCCCGGCGTCGTCTTCCAGGTCCAGGCGGCGGAAGGCCGGGCCCCCATCGGCGATCTCAATCTCCCGGAGAAGCACCGAGGCCGCACCTTGGGAGGTGTAGATCCGAAGGGTGTAGTCCGCGCCGGCCAGGAGGCTCACCCCCAGGGCCAGGATCTCCGTGGGAAACACCTGGGGCCAGTACGTGTCCGCGCCGATCGCGGAGGTAGGGTCCCGCCCGGCCGGGGAACCGTACAGCTCGGTGCCGGGAGCGGTGATCACCCCCCAGGAGAAGGTGGGCCCCTCCTGGACAGGGCACGACAACGCCTCCCGCAGCAGGCGTGCATCCTGCGGCGCGAGGCGGTCGTTGAACAGATCCGCGGGCAGGTTGCGCACCTACTCGGCGTCCCCTCCCGCCGCGGCGTCGTTCCCTTCGGCCTCGGGCTCCGGCATGGGGACCACCTTGAGCGCGTCCAGTTCCGCCTGGAGCGCGTCCTTCTGCGCCAGTTCGGCCTGGATCAGGTTGATGGCGTTCTGGAGGGCCACGTGATCCTCCCGTGTTCCCTTGTAGGCGCGGCACGCGTTGTCCAGGAACTTGATCGCTTGCTGTCGGGTCATGGTCCCCCCTTGCGACTTGACCTACGCCTCGTCACCCGCGCACAGCCATTCGAACTCGCCGGCGCCCTCCACGGTGACCCCCGTGATGAACTCGTCGTCGGCCGGGACCAGGACGAGCATCCCGTTCTTGTTGGCCGCGGCCACGGGGTACACCGTGGCCCCCTGGGCGTCGTGGGTCACCGTCACGTCGAAGGGACCCCCGGCCAGGGCCTTGAAGTACAGGAACCGCCCCTGGAGGTTGGCCGGGAACGGAAGGGGGTCGGGACCGGGGTCTACCGCGGCCCGCTGCTGGCTGATCTCCAAGTCCGCCGCCAAGGGGAACTTGTTGGTGTACCCGCTCCCCGGGGCGGTGGATCCGCCGGGGCAGGTGCCGGAGTCCAGGCGCACGTCGAGCGCCAGGTCAACGTCCAGGGAGATCTTCGCCGCCATGGGCGGACTATACACCACGGCGCCCCCGGGTTGGCCACTACTCCGCGGAGGGCCGCTCACGGTGCCGTGCAGCCAGGACCACCACGATGATCACCACGTCCAGGACGGTGGTCACCGCGTAGGCGATCAAGGCCTGGGGAGCCAGGAGCTTTTCCGTGTACACCCACCCTCCCAGGTTGGCGGCGGCGAACAGGACCCAGGACAGAACGGACACCCCCGTGGTGTCCCCCTGGCGGGCCGCTCGGATCGCTGCGGCCAACGCGGCGGCCGTGGCGGTGGGGAGAACTACGGCGGGGACCCACCCGGCGATGTCGGCGGCAGTCATCCCCACCACCCTACCCCACCGAGTGCTGGCGAACATCGTCGTCCGCCCAGTTGGGCGTCAGTCGTCGTCCTCCACCATGGCGGCCACTTCCACCGCGCGGATCGCGTCCCGGATGTCGGGGAGAGCCGCGGCCACCACGTCCAGGGCAGCCACCTCGTCGGCAGCCCACTGGCGCATGTAGGGCTCCTCCACTTGGATCCGGGTCCGCTCGGAGTCGTACCGCCCCTCCCCCACGGGGTACACGGTCACCCGGAACCGAGGGGCCGCTCCCCCGTTGGGGGTGGGGACGAACACCTTGTCGATCCGGAGGCCCAGGGTGATCGACTCGGCCACCGGCAACTTGGCGCCCTTGGTCACTGGTCGCCCTCCAGCATTGCCGCGGCGGCGTACCCCATGGTGGGGGGGTCGTCGGGCGCGCCGGGGGGCTCCCCCATGGCCCCGATCCCCCACCCCAACTCGATGGCGGCACGGGCATCCAGTTGGATCAACCCCCGGGTGCCAGGGTTGCGCATCATGTACGCCACCCCCTCGTGGGGGTCCCGGAAGTAGGGCGGGGCCCGGTGCGCCCCCAGGGCGGCGCGGCCGTCGAACCTGTCCTTCCAGTAGGTCCGGGTCCGGCCCCCGGCGTACACCAGGCTGTTGACCTCCCCGCTGTCCGGGCGGGGCATCAAGGCCATGATCACCACGGGGGTGTCCCCGTTGAGAGTGTCCTCGCTGATCCTGCTCACCCCCACCACTTACGCGGCGACACGAGCCCTGTGCTCGGTGGCCGCGTTGCGGAGGATGGCCTTGGTGTACCGGTACACGTGGTCCCTGCGGAGGCCCTTGAGGGCGTAGTTCTCCCACAGCACTCGGGGGCGGTCCTCGATGTACGCGTCCACGGCCTTGTCGCTGGCCCCCATGCTGATCATGGCCCGCACCGACTCGCAGTAGGCCTGGACCTCGATGGCCCACCGCCACCGAGTCCAGAACACGTACCGGGTGCGGAACTTGGTCGGCTCCCACCACCGCCACTGGCGGGCGTGGAACAGCTCGTGAGCCAGCAGCCGCGCCTTGGGGAACGGCTTGTAGTTCTGGGCCCCAGTCCCCAAGCGCAACTCCCGGTAGTACGTGGTGGACATCCGAGACAGGCGCCCCCAGTGGCTCGACTTGTTCTCGATCCGCAGCCCCAGGCGCTTGGCCTCGGCCTCGTACCGTGCCACCAACTCCTCGGGGGAGCGGTGGCGGTCCAGGTACTTGTCTCGCAAGCGGTCGTCCTCCGCCAGGCGGCGGTCACTTCGGCGGATCTTGATCAGTCCCATGGTGGTCCCTTGGACACGGAGGATACTCCCCCAAGGGGCACGGTGGCGACAAGGACCCCCGCCCCCCGCACGTGGGGCACGTATCCCGGGAAAACCCCACCCCCGCGAGCCCCCGGAGGTCCACCCGCAGGGTTTGCATGATCTCCGGGGGGAGGACTTCGATCACCCGCCCTGAACCCCCGCACGTGGGGCACGCGGGAGGGCTAGTCCTGGCACGTGGCATCGGTGGTCTTAGGGGGCGGCACCCGCCACCACGTGTGATCCGGGCCCACGTACACCTGATTGCGCTCCTCCACCGTCCGACCATCGCGCCCCCGCACGGCCTCAAAGCACTCCACCATGAGCGCATCCCGCCCGTTGGCGGTGGTGGGGGTGATGCTCCCGATCCGGTACACCGGCCCCATCAAGGCAGGCGCGGCCAAGTCGCCGCGCACCAGCGCGGTTCCCGGAACAAGCTCTGCCTCCACGATCATGCGGACGCGCATACCACCTCCTCCGGGGGTGTGCCAACTGCGCCGGGTGGAGTGAGCAGATTGAAGGACGGTGGAGGTGGCGGTGTTTTGCAGTGGTCCATGGGCCGATCAGCCTATCACCGCGTCCACCAGGAGGGTGGGCCCGTTGAGGACGCACGTGGTGGGGTGCCCTTTCACGCCCCCGCCTCCTGGTCGGGCTCGTCCTCCGGCGGCCACGTCCCGTGGGCCAGCACGTGGTCAAGCATGTCCGCGAAAGCGCGGGCCGCCCCGCTCAACTCTGGGTGCCCCGCATTGAGGTGATCCCTATCCGCCTTGCGCCACGACGCCACCAGGCGTTCCAGGGGCGGGGTGGGAACCGTGGCGGTGGGGTCCACCAAGGCCAACTCCCGGATGCACACCGCGGCGTCGGGGCGGAACAAGGCCCCCAGCCCCGTGGCGATCTCCACCGCCAAGATCCCGTCGTCTCCCCCCTCGTACCCCGGGTACGTCTGGACCATCCACGCCCCGCGCCCCCATGCCTCCTGCGGAGTCCATGGGAACCGCATCTGGACCACGGCCTGGTCGGGGTTCTCGATCCACACCACGGCCCCGGGCATGGCGTCTCGGAGGGTGTCGCTGAACTCGTCTGGTCGGGTGACGCGAACGTCCATACCCACACCCTTGCGCCTAGTCGTGCGACACGGAAAGGGCGTCGCCCGTGATCGTCACGTCCGCCACCGCCACCGCGGCCACCCCATCCACGTCGGCAAGGGCCTTGGCTACTTCGGCCGCGGTGTAGGGGACCGGGCCCAGGTCGGCCATGGACGACTCGGGGTCGTTGGCCAAAAGCCACTCCGCGGCGGCGTCCTGGTCGGCCCATCCCGTCCCATCGCACGTGGAGCACAAGGTCATGCTGGCCTGGGCGCGAAACCGACGAGCCACCACGTCCTGGGGGGTGGTGGTGGAACGAACGTCCGGGGTGACCCCGGTCCCCTCACAGCAAGGGCACTCCACCCGGCCCACGGCGCGCTTGGCCGCGGCGATCTCCGCCGACAAGGCCGTTTCCAGGACGGCCTTCAGCCGCTGGCGTGTTTGGTCTGGGGTCTGTTCCATTGGGGAGCCACGTCCTCGATGTCATCGTACACCGCCTCGGCCTCGGCCTCGGGGTGCGTTCCGCAGTAAGGGCACGGCGCGCCGTCGTCCGGCTTGTAGTGCAGGGGAAACCCTGGTGAGGCAGAACACCACCTCCACCCCGGCGGGGGTTTGATCGGATCCCAGATCAACTGGTTGCCGTCCGCATCGTAGGCGTACACCCGCCCGGGGACCGCCATCAGTCCCCTCCCTCCAGCATGGACTTGCTGGCGGCCAGTTTGAGCGCCGCGGCGATCACCTCGGCCCCATCGTACCCCAGCCGCAGGGTGAGCTTTACGGTAGGTTCTGCGCTGGCCGGGGCAGTAAGGGCCAGTTGATCCACCTGGACCCCGCTGTCCGCGCCCTTCTCCACCACGAACGCCACCGCGGCCCGAAGGCGGGCGTCCTGCTCCTTGCGGGTGATGGTCTTCTTCTTGGGGGGCATCAATCTTCCCCCAGGAGGCGCTGGGCGCACTCCTCCGCGGTGGTGAGGATCTTCCACTCCACCTTGACCCCCGCGGCTCGGCGGGCGTCCACGGCTCGGCGGGCTTTCTCGATCCACCGCCGGTCCATGGCCGACGCGTTGGGAGCCTCCACCACCACGTGGACCACCCCGCCAAGGAAAACCTCCTTGACCGCGTAGGCCCGGAAGAACCCCGCGGCCACCCCACCATCCAGGAGCTTGGCCAGGTCGGCCCGGGTGAGGGCGTCGTCGTCGGCCGCCACCACGAACTCGGCCAGTTCCGGCCAGTCACTCATGTTGATCATCCACCCCTCCCTTGGCCACCACGGACACGGCCCCCAGAAGCCCCAGGGCGGCCACCACGAACACCACCCACGCAGGCCACCACTGCTGACCCACCCACGCGGCGGCAAAGGCCAGGACCACCCACACCACCACCCACACCAACGCGCGGCCGCGGGTCATCCCGGGTTCTCCATGAGCCACGCGGCGGCCTTGGCCTTCAAGATCCGCCGCCGGCCGCGGCACAGGTCGCACTTCTCCACCATGTTGGTGTTCATCCACGTGGCAGGGTCCCCGTACTCCGCCCCGTACTCGTCGTCGTGGTCCCACTCCGCCATCTGGGCCTCTACGGAGAACGGGTCGTAGTCCCGGTCGTAGTCGTCGTCGTTGTCGGCGGCCACCCCCGCCACCATCTGGCGAAGGCGGCGGACGGCGTCCTCCCCCGCGGGAGGGCGCTCCGTGCTGGGGTTCATGATCGACCCCTTCTCCACCTGGAGGCCTGTCCCACCGCACGACGGGCACAGAACGAACTCCGCGGCAAGCACCCGGCGGTGATCCGTCACGCCCCCTCCACCCGGTGGACCTCCACCCGCACCTTGACAGGCCGGGCCGTGGTCCTCCACGACGGGTGGCCGCCCCGCACCAGCTTGCACCGCTCCCTGGCCAGGTCCCGGGTGTCGAAGGTGGCCACGGGAGGCATGTCCCCTCGCCCATGGCGGGGCCCCAGGGGGTCCCCAGGGGAGTCGAAGTAGAACCGACCGGCCAGGAACGGCTTGTCCACCGCCTTGCCGTTCTTCCAGTAGGTGATCTCCACAGCCCACCGCACCTCCGCGCGGGCCAGGGACGGAACCCCCGCCGCCGCCGTCTTGGCCCGGGTCTTGGCGGCCTTGCTCAACTCGGCGGCCCTGTCCTTGACGGCCCGTTCGGCACGTAAGCGGCGGCGGTCGGCCACCAACTTGGCCAACGTCCCCTTGCGTGCGGTGATCCACTGGCACCCCGGCCCCCCGTAGTACCCCACCCGCACGTCCGTGGCTTTGGGGTCCCCTTGGATCCGGTACCGCACATTGTTGGGGGTGGTGTCCTGGCCCTTCCACCGGATGGGGTCGTCGCCGCTCCCCAGGTAGTCGTCCAGTTCTGCGAACGCCGTGCTCGCGTTCATCTTCTCCGGGGCCAGATGCTCGATCTGGTCGTACCGATCCCAGTGTCGCCGCGCCATCAGTAGTTGTCCCTCACCACCCGCGGCCCCTGGGCGCAGTTGGGTTGCTGTACGGGGGCGCCCAGGGAGGCCACCACGTCGGCGCAGAACTCCCGCCCCTCCTCCGTGATCCGCCACTGGTAGGCGCACGTGGGGTTGATCGACACCAGCCCCCTGGCCGCCAGCCGTTTGGCCGCCGCGTTGTACCCGTTGACCGGGTGATTGTCGTGCCCCTCGGCGGCGCACTTCCACAACGCCACCAGGAGGACCAAGTCGTTGATGCAGTGGGTCATGCGCGGCTCACGATCACCCGGGCCCGCACGGGCTGGGAGCCGTACACGTACTCGTCGGGGTTCACCTGGGCGGCCGACTCGGCGGCCACCCGGCTCACGAGCACCCCCCGCTTGACCAGGCGCCGGATGGCAGCCCGGTGTTCCCGGGGGGCGGGTTGGGGCTTGTGGGGGGTGGTGTTGGCGTCCACCCACGCCAGGGCCGCGGCTTCTTCGGCCGCACGTCGTTCTCTCTTGGACATACCCCCTACTTGCGCGGGTCCTGGCCATTCCGTACTGCGTTCTGCGCCGCCGCGGTGTCCCGGAGCACCTTTTCGGCGGCGGCCACCAACCCCAGGATGTCCCGGGCCCCCTCGTGGTCCAGGTTCACCTTCCCCTCCAGGGTCACCAGCCGCCGGCGGCTGAACTTGGCCACCAGCTCCCCCAGGACCAGGAGGGCCATGTCCCGCTGGTCGCACGCGGCTTCGTTCATGGCCGACACCCGCTCCAGGCGGCCGGTGATCTCCTGGCACGCGGCCAGGGCCTGCTCGGCCACCTCCAGGTACTCCTTGGCCAGGATCCGGTACTTGGCGGCCTCGTGGGTGAAGTCAGTCATCGTCGGTCAGCAGTTCGTTGGCAGCCAGGTTTACGATAGGGTGGAGGGACCCGCTCCAGCCTGCCCGACACGCGGCCATCACGTCCACTCGGTTGAGCCCCCCGCACAGGGGGCACGCGGCCATCCCGCGGTTCTTGCCGATCGGCGGGCCGGGGACTTGGCCCCTCCCCTGGCACTGGGGACAGGTGGCGGTACCGCGCCCCGTGGCGCGTGTGCCCGCAAGTCCCCTGCGCACCTACACCCCGCTGCCGCGGCGGTGGTCCGGGGCTTCACTCCCGGGGATCGTGGTTTGGACAGGCTGGCCCCTGGTCTCGGCGGCCACCTTGAGCACCCGCCGCATGGATCGGTTGACGCTCTTGGCGGCCTTGGTCCCCGTCCCGAACACACACCCCACGGCGTACTCCCCCTCCACCCGCACGGCGTAGGTGTACCCCCCGGCCACGGTCTTGAGGTGGAACGGGTCGGCGGGGTTGGCCCACGGCTTGCCGGGGGCGTAGGCCACGGCCTGTTCCACCGCGTCCTGTAGCCACTGGCCCCGGCCGATCCTGTCCCCGTGGAACCCCTTGCCGGGCCCGTCCCACAGCACCACGTGGGTTACCCCGTCGAGCCGCCGCAGATTGTCCATCTGCTTGAGGACCAGATGGTGGATGGGCGGGCCGCCGCCGCTGGGGTCGGTGGTGCGGAGCTTGAAGGACGGCATCAGTACACCTCCCCCCGGACTACCGGCGCGGTTGAGCGCGCAGGTACGCGCACCACTTTGCTGGGATGGGGGACGGTGATCGGGGACAGGGCCCCGCCCAGGGGGCTCACGTACAGGCTCGCCTCCCTGGCGTCGAGCACCTTGCATGGAGTCCACGGGTCCCCGGGCCGAGGGGCACCCCCGGTTCCGCGGAACACCCCGGCCCACACCTCCACTGTGTCGTCGGCACGAACGGTCATGTCTCACACTAGCGCGATCCCCGGCTAGTCGTCCATGTCCAGCAGCTCCTGCGCGGTGGGGCGCCGGAGATCCACGGCGGGGCAGTAGTACCGTCCCCCGCTGTCGAACCCGCCCACCAGGGCGCTCTTGGACAAGTCCTGGGACAGCACCATCCACGTGGCCGACCCGTCGTGCCGCGGCCCCCGGCCACCGTCCCGGTTGGGGGCGCACGCCCGGAGGACCGTCACGGGGATCGCCTTCCAGTCCCCGAACAGGATGGGGACCATCAGGGTGGTCCCGTTGGCCGCAGCGGCGGCCACCTCCTCGTCGGTCACGTCCACAACCCCGTGAAGTCCGGGATGGAGATCCACGCCGGGGCCGGCGGGGCCTGGACTTCCCCGGTGAGCAACTCGGCCGCGGTGGCTAGGCGGATGTCCGCGAAGTTCCGGTTGAAGATCCGGGTCCCCAACTGGACCCGCCCGTACCGCTCCCCAAACCGGGGGACGCACACGTCCAGGGTGTCCATCACCCGAAAGTCCAGCGCCTCCCCCTGCGGGGTGTAGCGCACGTAACTCACCACGGGGAGGTTGTCCTCCACGGCGCGCCTGAACTCCGCCTCAGTCATGGTCCTCCACCATGGCCTTGGCGGCCGCGTTGGCGTACTCCTCCCGAAGGGCCAGGAGCTTCCCCCACCGAGCGCACGGGAGGCACCGGGACCCATCCCCGGCACACTGGCAGTCGTGGGCCATGGCGATCTCCAGGGCCTCCCCGATCCGGGGATCGCACAGGACCCGGATGGCCGCGTCTCGCTCCTGCTCGGCCTTGGTGAGGGCGGACTCCAAGCCCTGGGCGGCGCGGCCCCCCAGGGGGTTGGCGTCCCTGGCCACATCTCGCACTGTCCGTTTAGTCATCGGCCACCAGCAGTTCCGCGGCGGTCAGCCGCCGCACGTGTTGTCCTTCCACGTGCCCCCGCCCGCTGTGATGCACGTCCTTGTACCGATCCCCCGCCCCGGGGACCAACTTGGCGGCCAGGATGAACTCCACCACCACCTCGTGGCAGGTCCGATTGTGGGCCATGGACCGCACGCTCACGTCCACCATGGTGGCGGGGACCCACTCCCGCATGGGCACCGTGGTGATCGTGCTCGCAGGGCTCGACGCGGTGAACCACCCCATGGGGTCGAACGCCACCGCGTCCTTGCGCTCCAGGTGGACCATCACCACCTCCCCCCGAAGGGCCAAGTCCCGCAGGGTCTCGGCACGTTCAAGCACCTCCCGCGCGATGTCACCCCGCATGAGGGTCCTCCCAGGGGAGAGAGTCGTACTCGCAGTCATCGGGCGGGTCCAGGTGGCGTTCCAGGTAGCAATCGCGCCACGCCTTGGCCACAGCCCGCGCCTGGTCCCGCTCCGCGGTGAGGGCCTCCTCCTGGTCCAAGATCCACCGGAGAGCAGACGCCTCCTGGGCGTCATACGATCCCCCATAGCGAGCCTTGAGGTGGGCCAACCGGCGCTCCAGGAACTGCCGCCGTTCCGATCGCTTGGTCATGGGCCCTCCACGAGCAGGTCGGCGGCGGTGGCCACCCGCACTTGGTCCGGCCACAGCCAGAAGTGGCCACTCGCCACAGCGCTCGGAACGTCCCCCCGGAACGGGAGGGACGTGCCCCCCAGGGTGTCCGCCCCCTTGACATACTTCACCACCATCCCGGCGTTGGTCCCCTCCCGCATGACGAACAGGGCCCCCTGTGCGGCCAGGCGCACCACGTCTCGCCGTTGGAGCGGGAGCGAAGTTACCGGTTGATCAGCCACTGGGCGGCCTCCCCCTTGGTCACGGTCTTGTATCCTTGGCACAGTGGACACTTGCGCTGCTCCCCCGTCCGTGTGTACTCCCACGCGGCGGCGCGGCGGATCGCCTCGTCGGGTTGGACGGGGCCGCCCCGCGCCGCGTGTGCGTCTCGGATCCACCCCGCATCGAAGTCGCACCAGGGGGCGCCATTGTTCTGGGTGTCCCCTGTCCCGTAACACCCCGGGCACTCGATCCGGTGGTCATCCATCGTCCCCCTCCACCATCACCTTGGCCGCGGCGGCCTGGAGGACCGCGTCCCAGTCGTGGCCCCCGTACTTCTGGGCCAGGCGGCACAGGTCGGCTAGCACCCGCACGTTGTGCAGGGTGGTGTGGATCTCGGCACGGACCATGGTCCCCCGATGCTCCCGGACGGCCATGCCCACAGGGGTGTGCTCCTCCGCGTAGTCGTGTTCCATGGACAGGGTGTGGATCCCCGCCCACCGAAGGGCGTCCAGGAGGTCGTGGTACTCGTCGGCCCCGGCCGGGGGCTCGGAACTACGGCGAGCCATGGCCCTCCTTGGCGGCCGCGTCGGCGCTCACGATCTCGTCGTACCGCTCCTCCGGGCTGTGCAAGGTGGACCCCAGAACCCGCTCCACCAAGGCGATCCCCGCGGCCCGCTCCTCGGCCGACCCCTTGGGGGCGGTGCCGTAGCACCAGGCCAAATACCGCAGGCTCCGGTTGTTGGGGTCCAGGTACCGCCGCTTAGGTGGGGTCATCGGGGGCCTCCAGGAGCTTCTTGGCCACGTACGCCTTGACCGCGGCGGCCAGGGTCTCCATGCCGTCCCCCCACACCCGAACGGTAAGGCGCGTTTCCAACTCCGCCTCCGGGGCCGCGCTCCCCAGGGCCTCGATGTGGGTCACGTCCACCCCGGCGGCCGGGCCGAACTCCACCAAGGTGGCCAAGGCGGCGGACTGATCCCGCCTCTTGGCACGGGACGCGGCCATCTCCCGGCGGTGGCGGGCTGCTGGGTCCTCTGCCATCACCCGCCCCCCATGGCCCGGAGGAGGGCCTTGGCGCAGTCCTGGACGGGGTACCCCTGGGGCGGGTGGTACCGCCACACGTGGCGGGCCCCCAGGCCGTCCGGGTCGTCCGCCAGGGCGCCAAGGAACTCCCGGTCCAAGGTGTACCCCGGCCACGTCACCACCCGGGAGGCCCACACGTCCAGGGGGACGGGGTCGGGGAGCCCCGGGCGGGGGAGGATCGCGGTGGACCGCAGGAGAACGGCCGCCTCATCCACCACCCGGATCGCCCCCATGGCGTCGTTGGTGGCCCGCTCCCCGTAGTCGCCCCCCACGATCTCCATGAGGGCCGCGGCGGTGGCCTCCAACTCGGCCAGGTTGTACCCGAACTGGATGTGGCCGGCGGCCACCACATTCCCCCCGGTGTGCTCCCAGGGGACCTGCGCGTCGGGCTTGCCCTGGTTGCGCCTGTCCGCGCGGGACCAGTACAGGGCGTCAAACACCTTCATGCGCAGGTCGGCGGGGATCAGGACTCGCCTCTCGGCCAGTTTCATGGTCTTCACTGTCCCCCCTTGAGCATGGCGTCGGCCTTTGTGTTGGCGGGGACCAGGGCCACCAAGGCGTTGACCTGCGCCGGGGTCATGGTGATCTCGGCCTTGCGGTCGTTCCAGTTGCGGTCCACGTGCTCCCCGATCAGCATCCCCACCAACTCGGCGGCGGCATTGGCCGCGTCCCGGTAGCCCGCCTTGGCGTCCTGCTTGATCTGCCGAGCGGCGTGCTCGGCCTCCTCCACGGTGGCGTCCCCTTCGGCGTACTGGATCAGGCCCAGGCTCACGCTGGTGGGCGCCCCCCACGTCCCGCTTTCGTGCCACTGCTCGATGATGGCGTGAGGGGCGGGGTCCTTGGCCCTGGACTTCCGCCTGCGCTCATCCCGGGTGAACGTCACCACCTTCCTCTCGCGCCTCCCGGTCTGGGGGTTCCACTTGTGGCGGATCTCGCAGTCCTCGTCGGCCTTGACGATCCGAATCCGCACACGGGGGGCACCCTTGCGGGCCGGGGCCAGGGAGCAGATCCGGCCGGGGGTGAGCTTCTCCTGCTTGCGCTTCCAGTTGGTGGTGGTCTTCGGCATGTAGGGTTCTTGCGCCGCTGGGAAAGGGTGGTCACCGGCCGCCCCGGGCCGCCGAACTGTAGAACCGGAGGCGAACTCGGAACCGCTCGTCGTCCTCTCCCGGGCGGCGGGTGGCCCCGTATGCCTGGGCCAACCTGTCCAGGCCACTCCCGTGGGCCGTGTTGATCGCGGCGAACGCCGTGGTCCCGTCCCCGTCCTCCTCCAGCATGGCCTGGGCCGCCAGGGGGCGGACGGCCGCGGCCACCTCGGGGCGCACAACCCCCGCCCCCCGGCACCAGGGGCATAGGCGGCTCAAGCCGTGGAACTTGACGTAGGGCCACCCCCGGCACCAGGGGCACACCTCCGTGTCCGCGGCCGTCCGCTGGCGCCGGTTGCGCTCGTTGCACCGGCTCCAGTCCCAGTCCGGGGCCTCGGGGTAGAACGCCCCGGCCACGATCCGGTGGTCGGCCCGGATGGGAAGGGGGCCGCTCACTGGTCGGCGCTCCCGTCCAGCATGGCCGCGGCGGCCCGGCCCGGGGTCACCCACCGAACCCCCAGGCAGCAGGAGCAGTCGTTGTAGGCCACGGGGGGCAAGTCCACCCGCCGAATCACCCCCGTCCCGGCGCAGTACCCGCAGGCGTGTTTCCCCAGGCTCGGACTGGCCAGGCGGCCGGTCCCGTCACACGCCACGCACGGGACGTACCCGCACACGGGGCACAGGACATCGGCGGCCGCGGGGGTGGTGTCAGCGGCCGCGGCGGCGGCTTCCCCGCCGGGGGAAGGGTGTTCCGAAGGGGCTTGGGAACGGGCTTCCGACTTGGGCACGGTGTTCTACTTCTTTCGCGCGCGCGATGGAGTTCGGGTGAGCCACCGGGCCATCCTGGGGAAACGGTCCAAAACGGCCTCCAGCAGGTTGCCAAGGCCCTTCCCCACGTGGTCGTGGTCGTGGACCACCCGGCGCTTGGCGGGGGCGGGGTCCAGGTGGACCTTGCCCATGTCGTCCACCACCACGTGGTACGGGATCTCCCCTGCCGCCCTGGCGGCTCGTTCCATGGCTTGGTTGAACTGGCGGGCGGACTTCCCTGCTTGGCGGACCCCCTGAACGGCGTAGGTGTGCCAGGCGATCCCCGCGGGGTAGCTCACCTCGGGGCGGGGATCGTCGTCGTCCCCATGTTCCAGGAGCCACTGGGCCGCCTGTTCGGGTGTGCATTGGCCTACGTCCAGGCAGCAGGGGCACGACTCGGCGTTGTAGTTGCGGAGTTCCGGGGTGCAGGCCGGGCACGGCACGAGGTTGTGGGTCATGGGCCCTCCTTAGCGGCGTCGATCGCGCGGGTGAAGGCGTCCACCAGGCGGTCAGGGTCCACGCTGGTCCCCACCTCCGTGTTGATGGTGATCCGGTGGATGCGCGGGTGGAGGAACCCCTCCAGTTCCGGGTCGGCGGCCAGGATGGCGGCGGCCGCGGCGCCGGGGGAGCACCGCCCTTCTCCCCCGCACGTGGGGCACGTGCGCTGGTAGTGCCACGTCCCCTGGGGCATGTACCGCCGGGGTGTCCCGTCCTTGGACAGCCACGCGTCGGCGTCCTCCCGGGAGCATGACTCCGTGCATTGCTCCCCCCTCCCGGCGCCGCACGTGGGGCACTCGTGGACCAGGGCGCGCTGGTGAGGGGAGAGCACGTCCCGGTTGGGGTGGTGACTCAAGTCGCACGTGGGGCACGTCACCAGGGCGGGGTCAGTCATCGGTGGCGCACCTGCACTGGATGTGGAGGGGAGGGGTCCCGAAGGGAGACCCCACTGGCTCGTCGGCCGCCAGTAGGGCCGCGGCCACGTGATTGCGGTACGCGGCGGCGTCCTCCGGGGGAACTCGGCCGTACCCTGCGCACTCGTCGCACGGCAGGGGAGGGTCGTAGGTCCCGGGCTCGGCCCGCCCGCCGTGGCAGTGAGGGCAGGTGACCAGGGTGGAATCAGGCATCGTCTTCCTCCATGAGGCGGCGGTACATCTCCGGGTGGATGGCCACCGTCGCGGGAACCGGGACCGGTTTGGCGTTTCGAAGGATCTCCGCGGCCCGGCGGACATCGGCGGCGGTGAGGGCCCCGGGGGTGGGGTCGTCTTCCAGGATCAGGGCCGCGGCGGCCTTGTCGGGGGTGGTGTGGCCGGCGCCGTCGCACACAGGGCACAGACCCGTCCCGTGGCACGCAGGGCACTCCACCCACCCGCTGCTGCTCACGGCCTGCTTGCCCGTGCCGTCGCACGCCCTGCACCGCACGGTCTCCCCGTGGCACAGAGGGCACGGGACTTGGCGTTCTCCGTCCACGTCCCAACCTAGCGCGGCGGGACCGCGGTCGTCACGGGGGGATCGTGGCGGGGATGTAGATGTCGGTGACCTGCCGGGGCGGCCCCGTGAGCTTGCGGAACGTGCCCCGGAGGCGGCGGTTGGCGTCGTTGTCGGGGTTGGTCCCGATGGGGCCGCTCGCGCCCAGGGTGTCCGGGACCGGAACGTCCGCCAGGGTGCGTGCCTGGATCGTCTCCACGGGGACCCGGCGCAGAGCGTCCTGGGCGGTCATCTTCTCCACGTCCTCCCCCCGAAGGCCCTGCTCGCGATAGAACCGCTCGATGTCGATCGCCTCCTGGTCGTTCACCTCCGCCCCCAAGGCGCCGGTGACCCGGGTGATGGGGATGGTGAGGGCGCCGACCCACGTGGGCGGGGTGGGGTCCACCGACACGTCCATGGCCTTGCCGGCCGGGCCGTCGAAGTACCACTGCACGGTGCGGGTGCGGATCTCGGATAGCGAGACAACGGCGGCCATAGGCCGCCGATTCTACCACGGGAGTCACCCGTTGAGGAGGGCCCTGGCCCCAACGTCCCGGGGGACCGTCTTGGCCCCCTGGCACAGTGAGCACGGGACGTTGCCCCTCCCCCCGCAGTTGGGGCAGTCGTGGGACCCCTTGGGGTCCTCCCCGTCCCCCTGGCACTCCCTGCACACCTCCGTGCCGAAGGCGTAGTCCTTGGCACCCCCGCAGTCCTGGCAGGGGACCATCACCCGACGACCCCCCTCCAGGGTGGGGTGCTGTCCATGCTCGTCGCAGCGGTGGCAGCGTCCCCAGCAGGCCGGACAGGGGACCCGGTCAGTCATGGTCCCCTTGTCGGGCCGTCCACACCGGCAGGCCGGTGCGCAGGGCCTCCTGGCGTGCCTGGGACACGACCCGGAGCCTCCCATCCCAGTCCGCCCCCGGGGGGTCGTCCTGGTCCATGAGCCACTGGGCGGCCTGGGCCCTGGTGACGGTCCCTTCCCCGTGGAGTTCTCCGCACAGGTCACACGCGGCGAACCCTGTGCCGCCGCAGGCGCCACACCACCCCTGGCTGTCCTCCGGGTCCCCGAACCCGGACCCGTCGCAGTAGGGGCAGGTGGCGCTTTGGGCCACGTCGGCGCAGGCGGGGCACTGGATGGCCTCCTGGGCGGCAAGCACGTCGGCCGCGGTAGTGTCGTCGGTCATACCCCCCCCTCTATCGCCGCGCGCCCAAGGCGTAAAGAAACCCGCCGACCTACCAGGGGGCGGGTCGGCGGGTGGCCGGGGGGCGGGGTGGCGGCCTAGTCCTCGTGGGCCAGGAGGAGGGCGTTGGCGCAGTCCATGTCGTACCGGGCGGCGAAGCGGACCAACTGGGACCCACGGGGGACCCGGTAGGTGAGTTCCACGAACGTGGACCCGCACCCGTCGTCCACCTTCTTGCGGTCGGTGACCCGGATGAACCCCCGGTTCTCCAGGGCTCGGATGGCGCCGCTCTGGGCCCGGGTGACCCCCTCGATCCGGCCGCGGCGGAACTGGCGGGTGGACGATGGTGCCCGAAGGACCCCCCGGCCCATGGCGATCAGCATCTCCCGCGCGGCGGCGTTGAGCTTGGACCACACCGCCTCGGGGTCCACCCCCTGGGGGATCGACCCGATGGGCTTGTGCATGATGCGGAGGCACCACGCCATCTGCTCGGCGCGGGGGGACATGCCGTACAGGTACACCCGGCTGCCGTTGTAGTCCCCCGTGGTGGACTTGTAGTGCTCATACGTGGCCGTCACCGAGCCGCGGAG